CACCCTTTTCCCTGAAGACATCAATGTAATCTTGGTTATGTAGTTCCTTAACCCTTCTATACATTTTCTTTGCTTGTGATACCTCTTTGGGTGATAAGGTACAGAACCTTTTCTTTGTTGTCTTGTTAAAGATTGTTGATAAAATTTGAAATTGTTTTGTTGTCATTGTAGTTTGTGTTTGTTTAAATAATTTATGTATTGTTTTTTTATGTGTGGTTTGGCAATTTTAAAATATTCTAAACACACAGAATCCGCCCATTTGTCATTTTTTGATAAATTATAAACAGCATCTATAACTTGAAGATTGTTAATATTATTAACAATAATGCTTGGTGTATCACACATAAACCAACTTTTAGGTATTTTATGGTCAATATGATAGGTAATACCATACATCTCATAAACAAAAATTACATCATGCCATATTTCAATAAATTCTTTACGATTTTGAACACCTCTAACATGTTTCATAATTCTACCCGCAAATCTATAGTTAACATCTGTTTGTTGTCGTTCACGAGAGCGTTTATTTATATATTCTTTTCTTTTATTTGTTTTATTATTTTCTTTATCTTTTTTTCTAATTTCTTCACGATTATTATTACGATAATTTGATGTTGTTTCTAAAATGTGTTCCTTATTATTTAGATAATATATTTTAGCAGATTCACTTCTAATATCTTTCGTTTTAACATAGTTATTTTTTTGGTAATCAGGATTATTTTTATTCCAAATAATCTTATATTCATTCATACATTTTTTACACCATCTACCACAACCATCTTTTGATTTTTTATTTTTACTAAACTCATCTAATGGTTTTTCAATTTTACATTTACTACAACATTTCATACTTCAAAAATACAAAAAACATTACACAGTACAAAATTTTTTTTATCTTAACTTAAATTATGACGATTCATAAATTGGTCATGGACGGTTTGTCCTGTAAAGGTGTAACCTAATCGTTCTAATATTTGTTGTGTTCCAATAAAATCATCTTCTGTTATTGGATTGAGTTTTAGATAACTCATTTCCCCATCATCATCAGGGTCCTTCCTTGAGTGGTGTATTTTACATCTTGAATCCAAACCCCATCTTGTTGTCTTTGATTTGTAGAATTGTGATTCGGGAAGGTATAACCCACATACCCTACAGAAATAAATCCAACCACCATCATTACCTAACATCCTTCTTGAAAGGTATTGCTCAAATTGTTTCTTTGACATATAGTATAAATATACTCAATTGTATTTTTTTAACTCTTCTTCGGCATCCATTGTCATTAAAATTGCTTCCTCCAAAGAACAATGCATTAGTGTTCTTGTTGATTCAACATAATGTGTATTATTTTTGTAGTAATCTAATAAATCACCTTTTAATTCAGATGGGGTTGTTACAGGTTTTTTTGACTTAATTGATAATTCAAGAATATTAACTATCAAATCTTGAAGTGATACTTTTTTAGACATTGCATACATCTTCAAGATTGAATGTAATTCTTCAGGTAATTTAATTGTTTTCATCTAATTCTTTGATTGTTTCTAAATAATCATTTATTGCAACATTTAATTGATTTCTTAATTTCATCGCTTTAATTAAATCAAATTGAATATAATCAGGAACATCTGATAATATATCTTCATTTAAATCAATAGTCCCAATTGAAATCTTGTTGTTTCCATTGAACCATGCAAATCTTTCATCATTTTCTACTTGTGTTGTTGTATCTTTTTCCATAAGTATAATAGTAGTAAATCTTACTTATAGTATCAAGTAGGTATAAATAAAAAAACCTCTAATTAAAGAGGTTCTTAATTAAATAATCTAGTCAATAGGAACTTAACTAGATATATATAATATTTTCTTGAAGGGGATGGAAAAGTGATAAGTTCCCCCTAGTCCCCCATTAAATTATAATGATATTGACTAGGAAAACTACACTCCACATCATCTTTTGAATGGTTATGGTTGTTGGATATAAGTTCCTGAATTACCAACAAGTGAATCAAGACATTTCAGACCTGATACTGATAAATATGATACATTTAATTTAATTAGTCAATACCTATCATAATTTTTAACTAATATTTACAGATATACAATACCAAGATATATTTATCTTATGTAAGGGGGGGTTGTTCTCTATATTGTTGTCATTAACTTTCTCATACCCCCTTACACTTAAGCCCACAAGTTATTCCCATTTCTTGTGGGTTTTTTATTTTCACTTAAATAAAATTGTTTATATTTATATTATTATGGATATAAAAGAATTATTGGAAGGTTATTTTAAACTAACAGATGAAGAAAAGGATGATGTCCTTTCAAAGTTAGCAGAGATATACTTCTTTCAAGGAATAGATTTGGGAATGTCCCCAATTCAAATATTAGATGCGTTTGACCCTTTGATTGAAGATGCAACCGATAAGGAAGATTATGAGGTAGCACAAGCGTTTGTTGATATTAAACAAGCGATAATAACAATATTAGATAGAAGAAACTAATCATGGGTTGTAATTGTAAGGGGGGAAGGAAACAGATAACCAATAACTTGGATTCCCCTGACCATATTCAAGTGGGTAAAAATGTCTTTGATTCAATTATCTCAAAGAAGATGATAGAAGACCTCAATGACTTGGATAAGATTGAAATTATGGGGGCGTATGCAACCCTATACCCCAATTCAAGTGCTCAACCAAACATAGGTGATGCAATAAATCAGATTAAAACAGCAATTGAGTTATATAATGTCAAATATACAAGAAGATAACGAACCAATCAAAAACCCAGTAGGTAGACCAAGATTGGAACAGACAATGAATCCCGAGTGGTATAAGATGATTATAGATGCTGGTAGGGATGGAAAACACATCACACAATTCCTGATTGATTTGGGGATAAGTTGGGATGGACACCACGCATTACTCAAAAGAAATAAGAAATATTCCGAAGCGTTTCAAGAGTACCAGAAACTTTGTGAACAATGGTGGTTCAATAAGGCTCACGAATCAATGACAGAAAATGAAGGTGCGGGGTTTAATACCAAACTATGGCAGGTGATAATGACAAACAAGTTCAAACAGAATTGGAAATCAGAAAGACACATTGATGTAACCACACAGGGTGAAAAGTTGGAACCTTCAAAGAATCCAATACAGATTGAAATCATAAGAAAAGAAATGGGAACTGATGATACTAACGGGTGATTGTTTTGAGTTAATAAAAACATTGGAAGACAATAGTGTGGATTTGGTTATCACATCACCACCCTATGCTGATATTGTAAATTACGGAAAGAATATATCCATTAAGAAATCAAATGAATATGTAGATTGGATATTACCCCTGTTCAATGAAATACATAGGGTTCTTAAACCATCTGGTTCATTTATTCTTAACATAAATGATAACTGTGATAAGGGGTATAGAAACACCTTTATCTATGAATTGATTTATAGGAACTCAAAGGAAACATCACTTAAATTATATGATACCTACATCTGGCACAAGATGAATGGAATACCCAATGGTTCAACCAAAAGGTTTAGAAACAATACGGAGTTCATATTCCATTTCTGTAAGGATAGAACACAGATGAAATTCTATATGGACCGAGCATTGAAGGAACCAGCAAAGGCAACAAGTGATAGAGCCAAGTATCCTTGGCAACCAAAAGGTAATGGTGATATTGTCAATGGTGAAAGAACAAACAAAAAACCCATTAAGATAAGAAAGACAAATAAACAAGTTGATTCAACTGGTTCAAGTTGTGATGAGTTTGTTGATAGGTATGTACCTGAAAAAGTTAGACCTGATAATGTATTCAGATTTCCAACAGCAGGACTTGCTCGTGATAATTCAATTAGACACCCCGCACCATATCACAAAGAATTACCCACCTATTTCATCAACATACTAACAGATGAAGGTGATGTAGTCCTTGATGTATTCAGTGGAATAGGGACCACAGGAATGAGTTGTAAGGACTTAAACAGACAATACATCGGTATGGAACTCAATGAAAAATACGCAGAGTTTAGTAAGAAAAGAATAAGTGGTGAAGAATTGGAAGAATGGTTGGTATGTCAATATGACATGAACGATAACCTGATTGCCTGTTACAAGAATAGGGATGAAGCATCAAAAGCAACTGGTGTGGAATCAGGTGATATAATGAGAACCTACAACAGAACAAAGTTTGAAAGTAGGGGTGGGTTTAAATGGAAACTACAACCAAAAACAGAATATGTAATCAACCAATATGATTTGGATAATAACTTTATCCGTAGTTGGAAAACAATAACTGAAATAGAAAACACATTGGGGTTTGATTCACATAACCATATTGAAGATTGTATCCGTAAAGGAAATAAAACAAGTTATGGTTTCCAATGGAAATTAGAAGAACAAAAATTATGAATATAGATTTAAGACAAGGAGATTGTTTGGAGGTATTAAAGACAATACCAGATAACTCGGTGGATAGTGTTGTAACGGACCCACCATATCATTTAACATCAATAGTTAAAAGGTTTGGTAAGGAAGGTTCAGCACCAGCACAATTTGGAACTGACGGAGCCTATGCAAGAGCATCAAAAGGATTTATGGGTAAAGAGTGGGATGGTGGAGATATTGCCTTTAGAACAGATGTATGGAGTGAGTGTTTAAGGGTATTAAAACCAGGTGGACACCTACTGTCATTTAGTCATAGTAGAACTTATCACAGGATGGCAGTGGCAATTGAAGATGCGGGGTTTGAGATTAGGGATAGTATTATGTGGATATATGGTTCAGGTTTTCCAAAGTCCCATAACATCGGTAAAGCGATTGATAAAAGAGGTGGAGAAAGTATTGGTTGGTTTGGTGAGTGGTTAAAGAAATGGAGAGATGAAAATCAAATACCACAATCACAAGTAGCAGAATTATTTCCAAGTAAAACTGGTGGTTTAACTGGTTGTGTATCAAATTGGGAGTTAGGAAATAACTTACCAACAAATGAACAATTCAACAAGATATGTGAAACATTTAATTTACCATTTAAGTCATTAGAAGAAGCAGAAAGAGAGTTTATTGGAACAAAGACATCAGGTATTGGAAAGGCATTTACAAAAGATGGTTGGGGTTCAGGACACGATGAGGTTGAAATTACCAAAGGACAAAGTGATTGGGAAGGTTGGGGAACAGCACTTAAACCAGCACACGAACCAATCTGTATGGCAAGAAAACCTTTAAGTGAAAAGTCCATTGCTGAAAATGTATTAAAGTGGGGAACTGGTGGAATAAACATAGATGGTTGTAGGATTGCTGCTAATTGGGAAGATGAAAGACCCCCAAGTTGGTTCAATAGTGGAAAATCAAAAAGTGGTGAACCTACTTATGGTGGAAACTTAAAAACCTTAACAACATCAACCGTTGGTGAAAGATTAAATGATGGTGGTAGATTTCCAGCAAACATTATTCTTGATGAAGAAGCGGGGAAACTATTAGATGAACAGAGTGGTTATGGAAAAGGACAAAAGAACCCAAAAGTACAAAAAGGTTCCAAAAGATATGGTGAAAACCAATTTGTTAATGGTGGCATGATGATTAAAGATGGTTGGGTAAGTTCAACTTATGATGACGCTGGTGGAGCATCAAGGTTCTTTTATTCACCAAAGACATCAAAGAAAGAAAGGGGTGAAGATAACAATCACCCAACAGTTAAACCATTAAAACTTATGGAATATCTTATCAAACTTGTAACACCAAAGGGTGGGGTTGTAATGGATTGTTTTATGGGTTCAGGTTCAACAGGGGTTGCAGCAAGAAACTTGGGATTTAAGTTTATTGGAATTGAAAGGGAACAAGAGTATATGGATATTGCAAAACAAAGGATAACACAATCAGTTCAGGCAAAACTTGATTTATGAAGATATCCACAACAATAGTATTTGAGGAATTATTAAAGTCAGATGAACTTGGTAAAAGAATTGTGGTTGCACAAGGGGGTTCTCGTTCAGGTAAGACATTTAATATCCTAATCTATTGGGTGTATAAATTACTTCAAGAGCAAAACAAAACATTATCCATTGTAAGAAAAACATTACCATCATTAAAGAACTCAGTATTAAAGGATTTAATTCAGGTATTGGAAATGTTTGAGATGTATGACCCAACCAAATTACACAAACAAGAGGGTTATTATGAGTTAGGTTCAAATATAATCAATTGGATGAGTGTTGATGAACCACAGAAGATTAGGGGTGTTAAAAGGGATTATTTGTATTGTAACGAATCCAATGAATTAAAGATTGAAGATTGGAATCAGTTAATCTTTAGAACAGCAGATAAAATCATTTGTGATTTAAACCCATCAGAATTATCATCTTGGGTGTATGACTTACAAGACAGGGATGATTGTTATTACTTTAAAACTACATGGCGTGATAATCCATTTGTGGATAAAAACATTATCAAGGAACTTGAATCACTTAAAGACAAAGATGAAAACTTATACCGAATCTACAATATGGGTGAGAAGGGACTTGCAACCCAATTGGTATTTACCAAGTACAACACCATTGAACATATACCTGAAGGATTAAAACTACTTGGTAGGGGAATGGACTTTGGATATAATTCACCCACAGCATTTGTTGAGGTGTATAAAGATGAAGACAACCTTTATTTCAAGGAACTCTTATATGTTAAGGGTATGACAATGCCTGATATTGTTCATAAGTTAGATGGACTTGGAATAGATAAGACAGATACAATATGGTGTGATTCTGCATCCCCACAGAATATTGAAGATTTAAAAAGGAATAGATGGAATGCAAAGCCAGTAAATAAGAAATCCATTCTTCACGGAATTGATTTAATAAGAAGACACCATATCTTTATTGAAGGTTCTTCAAAGAATATCATTAGTGAATTTGGTTCTTATAGATTTAAAGAAGATAAAGATGGAAACCTTCTTGATACACCCGAAGATGATAACAATCACACGATTGATAGCATCAGGTATGTATTAGAATCAACCATCAATAAAGGCAATAGAAAGATAACAGTAATATGATAGAATTAGAAATTGAAGATAAGATTGTTCAGGTTAAACCACACCTTACAATTCAACAATACCAAAGGTTAAAAAGTAATGAAGAAAAATACCAAAATAGTTCGGTAGAAACATTATCA